GCATGAGAAGTCTTTTCAGCCTTGTAGCCAAAATCAACACGAATACCTGTACCAGTGTTCTCATCATCTGTGATAAGAGTTACACCTGTTGAAAGTCCCTGCAAGAACATGATTTCAGTACGAATATCAATACCCTTGATAGCTTTTGTTGCATCATCGAAAATCTTTGCTGCAATAGTAGCCTCGTTAGTGCCTTTTGCGATCATTGTATTGATGTCGCTGATGTCCTTCTCTCCTTTGCGGTACTTCATACCCATCTTTGGTATCAAGCCTGTAGCGTGGCTCACTGTATCTCTCTTCTTCAATGGAAGTGAAGAATCAAGAGCAACAACGTCTGCAGCAACAACCGAATGATTGAGTTCAGTCGAACCCCATTTGAGGTCTGGCGAATACTCTTCGGTAAGCATAGTCTTGAACAAGAGAGGCTCTTCGGTCTTCTTGTCATTCCATTTCTCTGTGATACTGCCAACAACCACAGAGAAGAACTTGGCAATAAATGCCATAAAAAGTGATGGATTCATTCTTTTTCGGTTTTTACAGTGTTAATAATTAGTAACAGAACTCAATACGTGGCAAGCCACTCTTGATTGTTGAAGTTACTGTGTAAGGAGATGCAGCGGCATTTACCTGTCCGGCAGTCAGAATGGCTGCGCGTGGATCTGCAACTGCGATAGTCTTTTTCAGGACACCAACATAAGACTCGCCCTCGCCAAGAGAAGCGTAAGCGTTATCGCTGATGCCAAGAGGTGCATAATCACCTGCTGCAGTCTTTTTGATGATATGGCCTGCTGCAATGTACTCAGTACCTGAAGCCACACCTGTCACATTTAGGGTTGCACCACCGGGAACATCACACAAGTCACGCATAACAACAATTTCGTCATTGTTACCTGCAAAAATAGTGGTGGTCTTACCCAAAAAACTTGGTTTACTCATTTTTGTTTTAGGTTTTAATTGTTAGACAATTATATATGCAACTGATTGATTACATCTTTGACTTCTGCCTCTGATGCAGTCTTGCCGTTGCCGCCTGCGCCACCTGCTCTTGGAGCACCAAACAGCGCACCCTTTACGGATATGTCGGTCGAAATCTTTTCCACCTCACCTTTGACTTCATCCTTCAATGCTGAAAATTCATCGTCAGATAGCGAATCAACAGGTGTGCGCTCGTAAGCCTTGCGGAGTGACTCAGGCAAATCTTTGATTATCGTGGATAGCTCACTCTTGCGGCTGTCGGTAATCTTGCCCGCCTTGATAGCGTTCAATTCTGCCTGCAGTGCTTTGTTACTTTCCATGATAGCCTTTGCCCATTTCGGTGTCTTCTCGTCATCGTCATCGTCACCCTTGCCGCCCTCTTCATCCTTATTGGGTTTAGTGGTTGGCTTTCCATCCTTCAGGTTGTGCTTTGTTTCGTAATTTTTAATGGCTGTCTGCTGAGCCTCGTTTGCACGGCTGTCACCGTACTGCTCAAGCAAGCTCTGGAATGTCACCCCCTCAACAGCGGTTGTGATGTCCTCCTCTTTAGTGGTAGTTTTGGCCAATTTCTCAGCAACCCTACCCAAAATCTGTTCGTTGACTCCCTCGAACTTGGTCTTCAACGCTTCAAGAATTTGTTTCTTCATACCAATTACAGGTTGTTTGTTTTATAAATTTAATAATTTAATGCGCTGCAAAGTTAGTGATTTTTTCTGATGTTTACCACCTAAACATTAAATTTTTTTCGTTTTAATTTATATGCTTGTAAATCAGCGGTTTTGTTTGTTTTAACCGCCAGTTTAATTTTAATTTCATTTGAAAATCAAAGCCTTTTACATATAAATCGTTCTGCTTACAAGCTAAAATTTCATTGATTTCTCTTTAATTAGCGAATCAAAGAACTTCTCCAGCTTTGGATCAACCCTTTATTCGATAATGCCATTCTTGTAATTATCTCTGATAAAATAAGGCACACTCTTTGCGTTCTCAATTCGCTCCTTGTTATCGCTTATCCATTGCGTGAAATTTCCGGGCATATCATGCACTTCATTCACACTCCCTTGTTTTGGTTCTTCCCCTCTCAGCATCCTATCCAAATCTTCATCCATCTCCTTTTCGGTCTTTAGTATCGTCTCGACATGGCACCTGCAGTGTGGATGCCATCCGGTAAACTTGAAGTCTTTTGGATAATTGCCTTGTAGTTCGTCGCAAATGTCAAAGAACATCCCTGCTGGAACTCCTTTGCAGTTATGGTTGTTTGATAGCACTATCTTTATTCCCACCACAAAATCCTCATCCTGAATCCTCAAATGGTCTGATGTGCGGTATGCTATATTAGTCTCAGTCACCGCCAACCTTCGCGCGTTCATATAACTTGACTTATACACACCCCTTCCGGGTTGAAACTCCTGCATGGCCTTTGAAGGTACGAGATTTCCATACTCATCACGCACACGTCTGAATAGCTTGTCAGGATATTTCAGATACTGCTTCAGTTCGGATGCTACGCGGTTAGCCGCCTTGCCTTGTCCGAGACTTACGGTCAATGCTGCCTCAATCTGTTCTTTGAACATGTCGGTATAGTTCCATACTCGGTCAGATAGATTGAGCCCTGCCACCTGCCGCCCTTTGAACGCATCAAGTGCTTCACCATGATTATTGAAATACCTCTGATATTGTGCATCAGTCAGCCTTCCAATGTTATTACCAAATACGCGCCTGCTGAGTTCGTTGTGCTTGTTGTTGGCCAATGTCCATTCATGCTCAACACCATTCAACACGCAAAGCTCTATGTCATCATGCAATTTCTCCATCAGCGCATCAATTCGCTCCTGCAGTATCGGATAATCTTTGAATGCAAATAAATCTTTGTTGAGCTTCTGCATTATGTTCTCAACCGACACACCCATTCGCGCTGCCTCTGCTGCTGCCTTTGCGAATATCTCATCTATCTGCTTTGCGTATCGTACCAGATTACGCTGGTGCATGGCTTCGTATTTGTTCATTACCTCTCTTTGAAATTAAGACATGTGATGTTATCGTCAAGGAGTATGGCATATTTACCCTCCTTTAAATGCTGACAGTAACCCAAAAGCAGTGCGCCATCATGCGCACGGCTAAACCAGTCATGGCTCAGTGCGCAATCCCTGCATTTATGGGTTACTGCAGCTTTGCTGTTTTCACTTTTCTTAGCCATTATTCGTAACCGCCTGCGAATACATCAGCATTTGATTCTTTGTTTATCTGTTCGAGTGTCGCGTCTGCATCATCCGACCAACCGAGAATCTGAATTGCCTCTTTCTGTGATAAAATCTGTTTCCCTCCTGTTGCAGTCATGAGGTTGGTGATTTTGTCGTTTTCGTCGGTGATGGTGTATGGTGTTACAACATTCGTCACTGGTAATGCCTCAATGTCTTTTCGTTTGCCTTCGCCCATCATGGCAGTCATAAATGTTCTCACCACATTAACCTCACGATCAAAGAACTCAATCAGCCTTCCGCTTTCGTCACCTACCTTCAGCTGTGCATCAATAAACATCTGTTTGCGGCTTTCGCCCGAAAGAGCCTGCTGTGACATTTTCTCATACGACCAGTCAGGCAATTGCAATTGCGTAAAGTACAACGAGCGCAAAGTGTCTATTTGATACTTTAGCGACTCTATGGCTTGATTCCATGTTACATAGTTTGCCGACGCTCCTGTTGGCAGTTGCACGATTGCACGGTATTCTTTTTTCTCGTCTTCTTCCTCGCCATAGTTTATCGCCTCGTCAGCCGAAACTACAAAAACAGGTTTGCTGTTCTTGCGTAAATAGTTACCATTGCGCGACAATGACCACTCCATTTCATAAACCAATGTTGATGTGTCTTCCCATATTGGTTCTGGTCTCCACATGTAGATGGCTGGAATTTTGCCTAATTCTATTGGCTCATCAGTCTTTTTGTCGTATGTTCCTCCCTCGTTGGAATAGAATATATGTCTGTCCTGAGTATATACGTCAAAGAATGATACCCATTTCTTAGCTACTTTTCGCTTGTATGCAACAGACAATGCTATCAAATCGCCTGTCTCGTCGAATAGTGGGTACAACTCATCGCCCTGCATTGGCGAGAAGTTCCTGCAGCGGAGTTTCAGCTTGCTCTCAAATCCGTATATCGTGTTAGGTTGCTCCACTGCATACCATAACGTCATCACCTCACAACCCGCAAAGAGCATCCTCAGACGTTCATTGTTCACCGAGTCAATGCGCGTGCGCTCATATATCTTCTCCATACACCTTGCAATCTCCTTCTGTGTGTCGTTCTCGGGTGTATAGATACGTTTTACTGGTATTCCACAGCATAACTCAGTCATTCGCTTAACGGCTAATTTCTGAAAGTTTAATGGTACTCTGGTTACACATTCCAGCCTTCCCTCGTTGCTTGTTATATCCGGATATGTGGCCTTATCCATAACAGGGTGCTTCTGTGGGTCGTATTGATCAGCAAGACCATTTATTCCCAACCATGCAGGAATACAAAGCGATTTTTCCTTTAGCAGTGCTATCACCTGCTCATTTGATGCGTTCTCAAGGATTTCTTTTACTGTTGTCATTCAATAAGTTTTTATTAGTGAACAAGCCGACCAAGTGCTGCCTTGTCTATTGGCTTGAATGGGTTATCTAAATGAAAGTCGCAAGCGTAACAAAGCACGTCCACGAACTCATCATGCGGTTTTGAGGGAAATCCGCAAACCTCGTCGGTGAATGGCTCATTCCATGCTCCATCCACCAATATCACCCTTCCGCTTTCTACGGTTGGCGATTTTGCTATTAGTTTCGTCTCTTTGCTTTCGGTCGGTGCAGGTATTTTCACAACCGAAAGACCAGTATATTTCTTCAGCTCCTGCACAACACTCAGTCCGTTGGCTTTCGGCTCTATTCTGACAGATGACCCATTGCCATAACCATGCTGTTGTACGTATGATGGAATGAAACGTATAAGTTCAGGAAATTCCATATACACCTTTTGTGCGTGTGTGATGTACATGTCATTCCCAATCTTACATGTCGATATTACACCTGTAGGGTCATTGCCTTGGTTCTGTGTGTAGGCTGTATCTACGAAAAACACTATCGGCTCATGCTTGTGTATGCGGTTGAACTCTGCTGTGCTTATATGCCCAAACCATTCATTCTTGATTATGTTACCACCATCCACTGTTGGCCGTTGCTGGTATAGTGCCGAGAATGTGCGCGGACTGCGCTGTTCCACCTTTCTCAGTTCCTCTGCGCTGTGCATCTCCTCCCATAGTGCCTCGCCTATCTCGCGCGGGTCTTCGCTCATCTCCATATCCTCGCGTATTGCAGGGATGCACACAACCTCCCAATCATCTGCCTCACGTTTCAGCAATCGCCCTGCAAGGTCATCATCATGCCATCTTGTCTGGATAAGCAGCACCTTTGATTTGTTGTGCAGTCGTGTCAGCAGTACTGAGTTGTACCATGACCATACTCGGTCGCGGTATGTTACAGATGATGCTTGTATTGCATCTTTTATTGGGTCATCAATGATTGCTATGTCTGCTGGTGTTCCGGTCAGCGCACCGCCAATGCCTACAGCCTTATAGAATCCACCATGCCCGACTGTCTCAAAGAAATCAACATTGCGTATATATCCGCGCTGCTCGTTTGTCTTGCTTATCTTGCTTCCGCTTAATCGTGTGTCATTAAACACAGCTGCATATTCGGGGCTGTCTATCGTGCGCTGTATTGATCGTGAAAACTGCTCTGCAAGGTCGCTCGAATATGACGAACCAACAATCTTCAGTTCCGGATTAATACCAAGCGCAAAGGCTGGGAACTTGCGAGATACAATTTCGCTTTTTCCGTGTTGAGGTGGTACGAATAGCATCAGCCTGTCTTTGCCGAGTGTGCCATTCATCAGCTGCTGACATTTCTCTGCTATCAGCGTGTGAAACCATTGGCGGTTGTAATCGGCCTGAATATAATCCAAGAACACAGCAAGAGAGGTCGCTGCCTTTCGTCGGTGCAACTCCCTCTCGAGCATCAGCAACTTCTGCATCTCTGTGTTCACCTTGCTTGCCATACGTTTTGTGTCATGAGTTTTCCATCGACTTACGAAGTCGCATTATCTCGTTTCGGATTTCCTCGTCGCTCATCTCTTTCACATCAACCCTTATTGGTTCTCCATCCTTGCCTGTCATTTCGGTCTTGTCTGCTATGCCGTTCAGACGTGCAACAAGGTTGGAATTATAGAGGTTTACCATTGCGCCACCGACCTGATGCTCTCGGATGGTGTCCTCTATCGCGCGTATGACTACAAGAAACTCCTTTGTCTGATACTTCTTTGTCTGCTTGAACATTGACCAGTCGCTTATGCCTGCAAACAGTCTGAACCCTACGAGCGTCAGTGGATGCTGTACCATGTTCATCCCCACATCGCCACCATTATTCTGCTTCCCCCCTTTTTGTTTTGTGAACTGATTTACTTTTATTGGTGTGTTGTTCATCAGTTCTACATAGCCAATAAACTTTGACCATAATTCTTCGGCTGTCTTGAATTTTGGCGGCCTTCCGAGTGGATTTATATGTGCTATCAGATTATCCATTTGTCTTTATTTTTTTTGCGTATTTGCTTTCTTATATATAGCTCTATAAAAAGAGTAATAAGTATCTTTTATGTTATTGTTATCTTTTACAAGAACACTTACGTATTCACTTAATGGATTACGTAAGTATTCTTTTACTGCGCGTGTGTGCGTGTGTGCGTGCGCTGGTGGTCTCGGTTAGTACTGAGTACCTCCACCGCCCTGATTATCTCCACCGCCTGCATTGTCACCGCCTCCTCCGGTATTGCTTCCTCCACCGCCTGTGGTTGTGGTCTCAACGAATGCAACGGTATTGTCGCTCTTCACTCTTGAACGCACAAATGCGTATGGATTGCCGTATTTGCTCTGTGCGTCATGCCTTCATCATTGCAGTCCATTCTGCTGTCGGTGTGGCTGTGGTTGATGCAGGCTTGTTTGTAGTCCACCATGTAGCAGCCGCTTTTGCTTTTGCCTTGAATGTTGTTCTCACTGCCTGCTGTCCGGTTGTGTTGGATGATCTGCGGTTGTTGTTGTACTCCGCACGATAGCATTTGCCAGTCTTTGAATTTACGCAATACATGGCTGTTTTCTTCTTGCTCAGCTTGCCGCTGATCGCCTCAATGTCGGCATCTAAAATTACTTTTGCCATACTCTTTGGGTTTTAAATGGGTTAATACTGCGACTCTCTTATGAGTCTCTTATGGTTCTCTTATGGTTCTCTTATTGGTTGTTTATTCGGTTTCGGTTTCAATTCTGGTTGCTGTCTTGCCAGTCAGTTTTTCCCATCGTGCAATTATCACGTCGCAATAATGAGGGTCAAG